CGGGGAAGTGGTTTTGAAAATTTGACACAAGACCTTAGGTTATTAATTAGCGGTTCGAATCCGCGCCCGTCTTCAAAAAGTATAGGGAAAGCGGAAACCCTGTTTAAACAGTACGCATAATTTAATTTAATTTATATGGCAGATTTAATTAAGACAGACGGGAAGATTGTTAGAGATGTAGACATATCTTCTTTAGAGAAAATTCAAGCGCATGTTGGAGGATACATAGAGTATTGTCCAGTTGATGCTCATTCATTTATGTATGTAGATGAAGAAGGTTTATTAAAACACAAAGATATTAATCCTAAAGCTTCTGATATTGCGGGGCGTATTGTAGTAGGAGATGTATTGCTTTGTTTAAACGATGAGGTAGACCATGAGTAGTGCTGAGAAAATAGCTAACGCGGTGGTAAGACAAGAGGTCTCACCGCGTGGCGGGGGCGTTGAGATACGCCTTGACGATTGGGGATATCCTCACCACAAAATGACAGCATATCAAAACTATCTTGGCGGCGGTATGCTTGGCAAAGTATGTAGTGACTGCACCGTTGTTGACTACAAAGAGATAGAGTGTTTAAACGCACTAAGTGTACAGCTGAAGATTTATTATCACAACATGACAAATAGTTATTATGATGATGATGAGTGGGCTTCAGCAAGTTACCAACAAAATCAATCGAGAAATGTCAGCGCATATTAATACTACTAAATCCAAGATATTCCGTCTGGACGGGTGGCGTTCTTGGTTGGAGCCAGTCAATGCTGTTGGGGGCTGTAACATTACAGAGCAATGGGCTGATACTGGAATCAAAGAAGTCAAAGAGTTCTGTAAGAAACTCAGAAAAGCAAAGATAAGATACCGTTGTGTATGGAGCAATTCATCTAATCCTTTTATGATAATAAGGTATGTATGTGTACACCCAGACCAACGAGAAGAAGCTGAAGAGATAGCGTTTAAACATCGCGAAGAAACAGAATATTTTTATAACCTTTAAATTTTTAGAATGGACATTAAAAATGTAAATACCGAAATTCTTAAAACAGAATTAGAAAGGCGTGGCTATCAAACGTTTAATCTCTGGCATATTGCTGATGTTAAACATAAGTATAAGTGTGACGATGACACTGCTATGGACGTTTTAATTGACGCCTTAGAAAATGACTGCACGATGGAGCAAGTTAACATGGCAATAGATATAGTTGCTGAAGAGAAATTTGAATTAAAACCTTTGTAATGGAAAGTTATTCATTAGTAATGTATGATGTGCTATTAAATATAGAGTATGATTATACTGAGGGAGAACCTATGGTATATAATTACGGTGACGGGTCTGGATATCCAGGAAGTCCCGCTTCAATAGAATTATATACTGTATCAGTAAATGGAGCAGATATAACAGACATAATATCTGATTCAATATTAGATGAGATAAGAGAAAAACTTTTAGATTATCATGAAGATAATTAAGAGAGTGTTTAAACGTTGTTTGCAATTTTAATATATAATGTATATATTTGTAGCAATTAAATTAAATAAAATAAAATATAATATGGCAAACAATATAGATAAAGAGTTTGAACACCACGATAAAGTGTTTAGTATTTTTCTTGACTCCTTATTTAGTTCGGACGACCCGAAAGATAAAGATAAGGATAAAGAGAAAGACAAAGATAATGATAACACGATTCCTTGGGGTCGTAAGCCACAATGGGAAGACGACGACGAGAATCCGTTATTCATTTAGGTTTATAGTTTAGTTAACGGGTGGCGTTTAAACGACGTCGCCCTTTTTAAAATTATTATATGAAACAAATTTTATTTACAGTTCATTTATATTTTGGAGGAGAAAGGGCGCCTGAAACTCGCTTTACCGAAGACATAGAGCAAGCACGCGAATGGGTTAAAGAAGCCGAGCATGGTGAAATAATAAATCCTTCAGGAATTTTAGTGCAATGACCGAAGAAGATAAAAAATATAGACAAGGTCGACGCAAAGAACAAGTCGAGGGTCACTTAATCATGGCAATGATAGGTATCATAGGAATATTAGTGGTGCTTATGTTTGTCGCATTTATAACACAATAATGAAAGAAGAAAAAAGTAAATACTATTATGACACTGAAAGGAACAAGCCTTTCAATGCAAACACTACTGAAGAATTAATTAAAGAAGTAGGAAGAGAAGTTGTTACGCTTCTATTAGAAAAGAACAAAGCTTATGGGGATACAGCAAATAATCCTCCGCAAATTTTTAGTAAGCTTTCACCCAAGGAAGGTTTGCTCGCTCGTATTGATGACAAGTTGAGCAGAATAAAACAAAAGGGTTTAAACGACCTCACTGAGGATACGGTTAAAGATTTAATTGGATATCTAATTTTATATAAAGTGCAAATAAAAAAAGAAGAAAATAAAATCAAGGACATGTTAATTAAAAATAAAAAATTAAAACTTAAGGACTAATGAAAGGAAATATATTTGAAGCTTATGCAACAGCAGTTGCAAAACAATTTCATCTCGAGTTAGATGATATCTTTAACAAGAAAAAACGTAGAGATTTGGTTGACGCCAGACAAATGCTATATTATTTATGTATGGAAAGACCGATAAGGGTTTCTTATATACAAAGATTTATGGCTGAACATGGTTGTGATGTGTTTCACTCGACAATAATTCACGGATACAAAAAAGCAAAGAAGATGGTGGAAGAAGATGAAGATTATAAAGCTATCGTTAACACAATTGAATTACAAAACTTAAAAGTATAGAATGTTTAAACGAACTGACATCATGAAGCAAGCTTTGGAAGACCCTAAAAGTATTAAAAACATTTTGCCACAGGGTATAAGTGTTATTGGTAGGGGCGTAAAGATACAGCAGTTTGATGACGTTATACAAATACTCAACATGGGTAAGGGCGGTGACTACTTTAAAGAGTGTAACCCTGATGAGTATGCTTTCTTTTATGAAAGTGGTTGGAGAAAAGGTTGTGCTAAAGTTAGTATGAGTAACTGTCTCCATAAACTATCTATAATTGAAAACAGAATAAAAACTGAATTGAATACTCGTAAGAACGATAAGCATATTCAGAATTTAAAAAGCCGTCGAGAAGCATTACTTAATAAATACACTAATTTAAAAACAGAACTAAATAAATTATAATATGGAAAATGTTTATAAAAATCTGAGTGCTATCTCAGTTGCCGATAAGGTAGAGAAAAAAGGAAGGTTTGATTATTTGTCTTGGGCTTGGGCTTGGCATTATATTAAACAAGAATATCCAACAGCTAACCGTACAGTATATGAAAATGATATGGGCATACCATACTTCACTGACGGCAAGTTTGCAAATGTTAAAGTTGGAATTACTATCAATGATGTAGAACATATTGATTATCTTCCTGTCTTAGACAATGCTAATCGTTCTATTCCAATTACGAAAGTAACTTCTTTTGATGTGAACAATGCAATTCAAAGAGCAACAGCTAAAGCAATTGCAATGCACGGACTTGGATTATCTCTTTGGATAGGGGAAGACACAGCTCGTTTAAACAAGGCGGAGGAAAAGTCAGTGCCAAAGAAAGATGTAAAGCTTTCACTCACGACAGATAAGTGGGAAAAAGTTTTAATGTATATAGCCAAGAACAAAGACAAAGGATTAGAATACATTGTCTCTCAGCTCAGCACTAAATATAATGTAACTACTGCTGATAAAAATAAAATCAAGAAAGCACTTAATGGATAGAGATAAAATACTTAAGAAGCTTCAGAAAGATTCAGAGTATTATGGGAAATTTGGTAAGCAATTTTTATCTGCTTCCAATATAAGGCAATTGCTTTATGAACCTACTGAATTCAACAAGTCAATAAAGACATTACCTTTATTGCATGGTAGATATTTTCATACCAGTATACTGGAGCCAGAAAAAATAGACACAATACCTGTGTTCAATTCTTCATCAAGAACCACCAATGGGTTTAAACAGTTTGAAGCTGAGCATAACTTACATTCTTATGATATTCTTTTAACAAAAGAAAAAGAGAAGTTAGATAAGCTTATTGAAAAACTCCTGGGTAATTGGAAGGTGTTTGATATTATTATTGGAGACGGTGTTCAATACGAAGTACCAAACATAAAAGAGATTCACGGTCAAATGTTTAAAGGTAAGTGTGATGTGTTAGTCAACAAACCTTTTGAAGTTGAAGTAGAACAGGACGGCCAAACTTTTGTGGTTGATTATCCAGACGGTGCTATTGTAGATTTAAAAACCAGTTCATCTATTTTTAAATTTAGGCATTCATGTAATGCTTATTGCTATAATTCTCAAGCGTATATATATCAGGAATTATTTGACAAACCATTTTTATTTATAGTAATAGATAAGAATGATGGGCTACTTAAGTTTGCCCCTTGTAGTCCAGAGTTTATAGATAAAGGGGAAGACAATGTTAAAAAAGCAATAAAAGTTTATGAGAAATTTTTTAGTGATGAAGCAACTTGCGACATCGACGATTATGTTTATACAGAAATTTTATAGGTCGTTTAAACGATTCAGTAAAATTGATGATAAGAAATTGTGGATAGAAGTTCCAACTATCTACATGAGCATGGAAGAGAAACAAGATTGTATCTCTAATGCTGTAAATATTTTGGAGCGTAACATTAAAATCAAATAGTATGGCAGAAGTAAAAGAAGAAAAGCTGTATTGTGGTAATGGGGTTGAAAAGTTTGACGGTAATCTTGTAGAGATTACAGTGTGCTTATCTAAAATTCCTCAAGAACATAGGTTTGAGTACGAAGGAAAGTGGTACACTAAACTGAAGGTTAACAAGAAAAAAGAAACAGACGAGTACGGTAAGACGCATTCGGTTGAAGTTAACACATGGAAACCTAAACCACAGAATGATTCAGACGACTTGGGATTCTAAGATTGTTTGGAGCCGAAAGGCACAGCGTAATTTAGGGGGGTGCGTCACAACGACGATTAATTAATACTAATGTAATATTAAATGTTTTCCCCCCTTCTTTATGCTGAGTATGACAAACTCAAATTAAATTTACAGACTGGCAAAATAATTTTGATTTTATATTTAAGCATTTCTATATTATTGATTTACTTTGTCATTCTCGTCATAAAAAATAGAATATAATTGAATGGAAATAACAATATTTAAAGACATTAAAGTAACCTCTCAGCCTTTTTACAGAAATGCTTTAGTTATTTTAAATAGAATTAAGGACGGGTCTTCAAAGGATTTAGTTAAAAAGATTCGTGATGAAAAAGATAAAGAGAAAGTAAGCGCATTGAAACAAAAGTTACCTGCTATTTGTTTTAGTGGGAAGTTTACCAAACGTAACGACAAATCATTAAGCCAACACAGTGGTTTGATTTGTTTAGATTTTGATGGGTATAATAATCAAAGAGATTTACTGCAAGAGAAAGAAAGATTGTCAAAGAATAAATATGTTTATTCTGTTTTTATATCTCCATCAGGTAAAGGATTAAAAGCTATTGTAAAGATACCACCTCTTCCAGATAATCATGTAAGTTATTTCAATAGTCTTGAAAAGTATTTTAACTCTCCACAGTTTGATAAGACATGTAAGAATGTATCTCGTGTTTGTTATGAGAGTTACGACCCGCTGATTCACATCAATGAGAACGCCAGTGTTTGGGATAAGCAAGAAGAAAAAGAATACACTGAAGTTATAAAGAACGTAGACCTACAAACCATACCTATTACTGATGAGAATAAGATTGTAGAGATACTGGTTAAGTGGTGGCAAAAGAAATTTCCTATGAATGAGGGGCAAAGAAATAACAATGCTTATGTTCTTGCAGCTGCATTCAATGACTATGGTGTTACAAAAACCCTGGCTGAATATGTACTCGGTGGATTCGAGACCAGTACGTTTAAACGCAGTGAGATAAAGCGCACAATAGATTCCGCGTACTCACAAGTACAAAACTTTAATACAAAATATTATGAGGACGATGATAAAGTCAACATGATAAAACACAAATTAAAGAGGGGTGTATCAAAGAAAGAATTAAGAACACAGTTAACTGAGCTTGACCCAAACTTAATTGAGAATGTTATAAATAGATTAGAAGAAGAGCAGTCTAACCACCAGTTCTGGACTAAGAATGAAAAGGGTGTAATTAAAATAGTACACATATCTTTTAAAAACTTTTTAGAAGAGAATGGATTCTATAAGTTTTGTCCTGAAGGTTCAAAGAATTATGTGTTTGTAAAGGTGACTAACAATTTAATAGACCACACATCAGAAAAAGAAATAAAAGATTACATCTTAAATTACTTATTAGAGATAGACGACATCTCTGTTTACAATTATTTTGCTGAACACACAAGATACTTTAGGGAAGAATTTTTAACGTTGCTTTCTTCTATTGATGTATACTTTATTGAAGACAAAAAAAATACTTCCTATTTATATTATCGTAATGGTGCTGTTGAGATATCATATAATAATATAAAACAGATTGACTACTTGGACTTGGGTGGTTACGTTTGGAAAGACCATGTTATTGACAGGGACTTTGCTTTATGTGAAAGCTTTGATTGTGATTACCAAAAGTTTATACAAAACATTTGTGGTAATTCGGCAGAGCGTGTAAACAGTATGCGTTCCACCATAGGATACATGTTGCATGGTTGGAAGAACTTAGCCTATTGTCCTGCTGTTATATTAAATGATGAGATGATATCAGATAATCCAGAGGGTGGTAGTGGTAAAGGTTTATGGGTGAACGGACTTAGTCACATGAAGAAGGTAGTTATAATTGACGGTAAGTCTTTTAACTTTGAGCGTTCATTTGCTTATCAGTTAGTAAGTGCAGACACACAAGTGTTATGCTTTGATGATGTTAAAAAACATTTCGACTTTGAAAGATTGTTCTCTGTTGTTACTGAAGGGTTGACCTTAGAAAAGAAAAATAAAGACGCAATTAAAATACCATTTGCTAAATCCCCTAAGATTGCTATCACTACAAACTATGCTATCAAAGGTAAGGGGACATCGTTTGAACGACGTAAGTGGGAGCTTGAATTAGCGCACCATTATAATAAAGATTACACTCCCCTTGAAGAGTTTGGTAAACTAATGTTTGGTGATTGGAATGATGAAGAGTGGTGTCAGTTTGATAACTACATGATACAATGTCTTCAATTGTATTTAGAAAAAGGATTAGTCAAGAGTGAATTTGTAAATCTAAAAATCAGAAAGCTGTCAGCTGAAACCTGTCATGAATTTATCGAGTGGTGTGGATTGATTGGTGATAATCCTCTTCACGATAAATTAAAAGTCGGAGGTAAGATTGCTAAGAATGATTTGTATACTGACTTTGTAGAGGACAACCCAGACTTTGCTCCTAAATCTAAAATGAGTGTATCCAGGGTAAGGTTTTCTAAATGGTTAGTTGCCTTTTCTCAATACCAATATGGTTGTTTACCAGAAGAAGGGAGAGATACTCATGCTCGATGGATAAGGTTTAGACATAAGAGTGAATTAAATGAACAACAAGATTTTCCATTTTGATAAAGCTTAGACCATACCAAAAAGAAATTGTAACACAGGCTACAGATATTGTAACACGATATGGCTTTGTTTATTTAGCTATGGAAGTTAGAACAGGTAAGACCTTAACAAGTTTGAGCATCTGCACAAAACTTAAAGCTTATAATGTTTTATTTGTAACGAAGAAGAAAGCTATATCAAGCATCGAGTCTGACATGGAAATGTTACAAGCACCGTTTAAACTGACTGTAATTAATTATGAATCACTCCATAAAATTACACATGATTCTATTTATGATTGTTTAATTTTAGATGAAGCACATACTCTTGGTGCATTTCCAAAACAAAACAAAAGAAGTAAACAAATAAAAAGGTTTATAGATATACATAGTCCAAGGGTTCTATTATTATCTGGTACTCCTACTCCTGAATCTTACAGTCAAATGTTTCATCAAGTATCAGGTATACCTGGTAATCCTTTTGCTTATTGTAAAAACTTTTATCAGTTTGCACGCAACTATGTGGACGTAAAGAAAAAAATAATCAATGGGTTTCCTATTAATGATTATAAGTTAGGGCGCAAAGAGATACTGGATAAGATGAGAAAGTATACTGTTGCTTATTCACAAAAAGAAGCAGGCTTCAAAGTACAAACTGATGAAGAGATTTTGTATGTTGACATTTGTGGAGATGTAAGAGATTTAATAAAGCGTCTTTCAAAAGACAGGGTAATTAAAGGAGAGAACGAAGTTGTTTTAGCTGACACTCCTGTCAAGCTAATGATTAAAACTCATCAGCTAAGTTCTGGTACAATAAAATTTGAGAGTGGTAACTCTATGGTTTTGTGCTATAAGAAAGCTCGTTATATACGCCATAAATTTGACGGTAAAAAGATTGCTATCTTCTATAAGTTTAAAGAAGAACTTAATGCTTTGAAAGAAGAATTCGAAGATATGTTATGTGAAACTCTGGAAGAGTTTAATACCACAAATAAATCTATTGCTCTACAAATTGTTAGTGGAAGAGAAGGAATAAGTTTACGTAAAGCGGAGGCTTTAGTTTATTATAATATAGATTTTAGTGCCACAAGTTATTGGCAGTCAAGAGATAGAATGACAACTAAAGATAGGTTGTATAATAAAATATACTGGATTTTCTCCAGGACTGGAATTGAAAAACAAATTTATAATGCTGTTGTAAAGAAGAAGGATTATACTCTAAGTCATTTCAAGAAAGATTTATTAACTTTAAACGATGACAGAACAACAGATACAAGCGAAAATAATTAAAGAAAAAGAGGCTGAGGGATACTATGTTATTAAGTTAAAGATGACCAATAAGAATGGGATACCAGACTTAATAGCTATACCTCCAAACTCTGATGTAGAATTTATTGAAGTAAAAAAAACAAATGGGAAATTGTCTAAACTACAACTATATAGGATTGAAGAACTTGAAGAACACGGATGCACAGTCACAGTACGTAAAGGACTTTGAGCTCGATGATTATTTCATTGATGCTTTAGAGGAGTGTGAGCCTACTCTGTCTTTGACTATATCTTTATATTTAGAAGAACACTTGCCAGAAATTCCTGTCAACCTTATGACCTCCCATGTGTATGCAGGTTTAGTTTTTTATTTTAATAAACCTACGCCCTTTATAATTGAAATTACCAAGTCTGATGATTATCTAATGGTGTTAAGCGACCTGCAGTTTATAGATATGGATGAGTACTTAGACTTAACAAATCTTAAATTAAATTTAAAAGTAGATGAAAGATTCAGCTATCCAAGACTTGTTGTTGACGGCCTCTAAATATTTCGAGGTAGACATTCATACTAAATCCAGAAAGCAAGAACATATTGAAGCGCGAGCTATAGTATATAGTATTATGAGAGAATGTTTAAACATGACCTATAAAGAAATTGGAAAAGTTTTTAACAAGAACCACGCAACTATTCTTCATGCGGTAAATGAACTACCTTACATGATTAAATACACCAAAGGATTGGGCGAAAAAAAACACGAACTCCTTGCTATATGGGGCTCTACGTACGGTACTTGTACACATGTTGAGCGCGCTGAGAGGGTAAAATATTTGCAGGATAAAATATTTTTGCTTAATTTGGAAGCGAAACTATTAACAAAACAATTAAACGAACTTTTAAATGTCTAACATAGATTGTAAATATACAGTAAATGATGTTGATAAAATCTTAGGTTTTAAAACCTGGTCAGACAAAAAAAAGATTGACACATTGTTACATATAGATTGCATTCAATATTCAAACTTGGGAACAGATAGTACAATAGGGGAAAGAAAATACGTATCAACCCAATCAAGAATAATTTACCGAGCGATAAAAAGTATCGACGCATCACAAGGCAAACTCTTACTTGATTATATGGATAAATAGTAGATGACACCACCCGTTTCGAAGCATGACCAGCAGGCTATTTCTCACATAAACCATGTGACTAACAGTACTCATGACCTTGTAAACGAGCTCTACGAAAACTTAATGGACCGCGACAACGAACAAGCTAAGCAAAAAGCTCAGCATATTTGTAAGGTCATGGCAGAACTAATTCAATCCTTAACAGATGATATATGACCATGACCAAAAGAAGTCTTTGATTAGAAACTCTAAGCAAGTCAAACAGGTTATTGATTTTACGGGTGTCCAAAATGGTAAAATCCATCCTTCAGATATAGATGCAGTATTAGAATTTGACAACGATGCTTTAATACTTATTGAGGTTAAAAGAAAATACAATAAGATACCAACAGGGCAACGATTATTATTAGAAAGAATAAGTGATTCCTGGCACAATCCAGAAAAATCAATAGTCCTAAAAGTTACACATACTTATGATGATGACACAAAAGATATTCCATTACATGAATGTGGTGTTGAGGTTGTTTACTACAAAGGAGTGTGGTCTGAAAGGACTGGACCGCTTATAGATGTGTTAAATAAATTAGGTAAAAAGTGGGATATTAAAAAGCTTTCATTTTAAAGCTCACGAAATTTAGGCATGCCGTCTTTATAAGTAACGAAAGGTTTTGATAAACTATAGTAAGAATTAATATCCTTATGTTCTTTTAACTCCCCGCATTTCTCATAGTCTTCCAGCTCAACAAAGTATTCTATAAGCACATCAAACACATCGTCCTCCATCGTTACAACAGGCTTAGTTGGATTAAAAATAAATGCAGGGGGATTTTCATCATCTTTTAATAATTCTTCGTAAGAAGCTTTCCCAGTTAATAATTTATAACTGTTCATCATACATGTATGTTCGTCAAAGTATTTCATTTTCTGTTTACCCTTACCCTTTTAGGTCTTCTATTTTTTGTCTTTCTTCTGTCACCACTTCTTTTTCTTTGTGGTCGCCTTTTACTTTTTTGTTTTTCTATTTCTTTTAAACGTTTCTGTTGCTCTGGACTTAACTTTGGTGCTTCGGGTGGAAACATATCTTTAACTATAACTCTTCTAACGTCTTTATAAAAAGGAACCAATCCTAAATTACCTAACACTTCAAGTATTAATCTATTTTCTATTTCATCCATAGCTTTTTGTCGTGTCTCAGGTTTCTTTGCAGTTTGACTACTCACACCTACCTTTAATAAACGAGACAAAGTATTTATTATAGGTCCATAAGGTCCAGCCATGGTATCAACAAAAATTTCCTCTAAGCTTTTCTTTTTCAAATCTTCTACACCTATTTGGCTAAATACTATAGAGTGTTTATACTTATCATATTCATCTCCATTTCTTAAATCATCTAATAAGTTTCTATTTACTGATTCTTCTATATAATAATTAATACCTGCAACGGGTATATTGCCTAAAGATTGTCTTGAAATTAATGATATTACTGCGCCAACCAATTGCCTCGCCATAACATCTTCTATGTCTTCATTCTTATCATCTTCCGCATCAAATAATTCATCATCCAATATGCTTGTTAACATACTGTATACTGTCATGTATGCAGACATTCTAAATGTAATTCCCGCAAGTAACCCCGCAGCTTCTGCTTTTGACAAGTCACCTTTATTAAATAAAGCGAAGACTGCATTACGAGCAGTGGCAAATTCATACAAACTAAATCTTGCCATGTAAGAGTTTGCCATTCTATATATTGACATACCCGCACTATCGTCTGTTCTTCGCATGTTTTTTATAATAGCATCGGCGGCATTATTAGATGTAGCCATAGTAACCACCTCACCATCTGCTATAGCTGTAGCGTTATCACGAGCTTCTTTAAACTCGGGCGACAAATATCTTGAGGTTCCGTCAGCTATTTCTTGAAAATCTTTTTTAGTTATCTTAACATCTTCACCAGTTAATTCTTTAACTTGAGCTTCAAAATTTGTTGCCCAGTTTCCAAACCATAAAGGTCGAGACATAGCTTTATCAGGAAATGTTATTATGTTAGAAGCAATTGTATTAACTATTCTTCCTGTTAATTTTAATCCTGAGTACTTTAATATTTCACCAAAGACATTGTTTAAACGACTTGTAGCTGACCCAGCTTTAGAATCTAAGCCACCGTAATCTGACATCTGAGTATGTTTAGACTCCATAACATCAGCATTGTATAGTTTGCTGGTTTGCGATGACCTAAGATTTGTCATAGCATCAAAACCAGCTGTAACATTTTTAGGATTAGCAACCCAAGTTCCAAAGTTTTTAAAGGCTCTGGCTGCCATTGCAGGGTTCTTTAACATGATACCAGTATTTGCTACAATTTCAGCCCCCATTCTATATACTGAACCAAGTGTTGCTTGATAACCCAGACGCATTAAATTCATTGTACTTAAGTTTCCACTTGGCGTGTCGGTATAAGTTCCTTTTAATATAATATCTACGAGTTCATTCTTGGCTTTTATAATAGCATTGACAGCTTGTTTAGAATCTTTATTGCCAGTCTTAGCATCTTTCTTCATTCTATTTAAAGTACCATCAACCTCCCTGAGTGTCTGCGTCATTTCATAATCCATTATAGTTTCCTGAGCTCCACGCATAGCAGAAAATCCTGGGTCAAAACTAATTGGCTTAGCGTTGTTTGTTCTTTCAACTATAGTTTTTGACTTAGTACTGTTGACATTATTTTTTACTTTATCTACTAATTGTTGTACAGTACTTTTAGCTTCTGTATCTGGTTGTAAAACCACTCGGTGACTATAATTATTATAAAGCTCTACAGGTACACCATGTAAGTTAGCAGCAATATATTCTGCTTCTGATGCTAACGAATTATTTACATCATCATATAGAGCTAATGCTTTCTTTTCTTTTGCTGTTAAAGAGTTTTCTATTTTAGTTAAGCTTATTTGACCGTCTACCTCAAACTCTTTTTTTAATTCATTTAATATTTCTCCATCTCTTTTATTTAAAACACCATCACTTTCTATTGCTTCTAAAGTTTTGTTTATAAAATCAATAGCAGCAGGAGCTTTAGCGTTAGGCTTACCATCTACAAAATTAGATTCATGCTCTCTTTGCAACTGAAGTATTCTTAGTTTATATTTCTTTTTAACTAATGCGTTTCTTGTTATACCTAATCTATTTCCGTCAGTGTTTAATAATTTAGCAGCAGCATCTATTTTAGTTTCTAATTTTTTAATCTTAGACTTTACTGTTTCTAAAGACCTTGCTAATTTTCCAAATGTATTATTATAAATAGTCTTACTATTTCTGTTACCAAAAACATCATCAACAAAAAAAGTAGAAAGGCTACGAATTCTTTCAGTTAAAAATCCTCTTGGCTCTTTAATACTACTAAGTGGAGATAGGGGAGCTAATCTATTTTTAAGCTTACTATAAGTATTTGTGATTGCATCTACATACTTATTCATTCTAAACCTTTTAAATATAGGATTTATCTGGTTGAAACTTTTAATTGCATTTAACTTAGTAGCTATATCCGTAACTGCTTTACCTGCATAACCATTCTTTATATTATCTATTATTTGTTCTAATACTTTTAAGTCTGAATCATCCAACTGTTTCATTTGTTCTGGAGTCATCTTAACTATTTGACGAGCATCTTCTCTCGCTCTTTCATCTGGTATATTATTTAATTCAGATTCACTTACCGTTTTTTGTTTTTCAGAAATATTTTTAACAGTAGCATCAACATCAAAATCATCAGGCACAGGTTCTGCTTTTATACTATCAATATCTTCATTAAGATTTTCTTGGACTGCATTTATTATATCTAACGCTTGTGGTAAAGTCTCTTGAGCTTTTCTTAAAGCAGGTACCTTTCTTCCTGAGCCATACTCTTTTGCTAACTGAATAAAAGAATCTAACTGAGCTTCTGGTATTAAAGAAGGGTTGATACTAAATAAAGTTTTAAGAGCTGCTTTTAAATCAGCTGGCAGTACACCAGTCTTCGCTCCACCTACCTGACTTTTAGCTTTTTTAGCTCGTGCTCTGGCAATGTTTAAACGTTCTACATAATCTGCTTTGGTAAACACATCATCAACAAACGTAAGGAAATTGTCTACAGATTTTTTTGAACTTAGAGGATTTGTGGCCGAAAATCTTTTAAGAATTGCACTTACTTTAGGCGTAGCAATTTTACCCAGCTTTTTACCAAACCCATCTATTAAAGCTGTAACATTTTTAAGAGCCTTTTTGTATGCAGCTGCAGATTCTCTTGCAGCTTTAGCTTCTTTTTTAATCTGGTCTTTAAGTGCTACCCTTTCGTTTACTACAACCTTCTTGTCTTTTGGTTTACCTAAAAGTTTATTTACACTTGGAGCTTTCTTAATTTTTATACCAAGTTTTTCATTTAGTTCTCTGACTAATTGATTACGCTCAGTGTCATTAAGCTGTTGATATAACTTAGAGTTTTGTAAATACTTTAAAGTGTTGTTGAGTATTTTTTTTGGACTTGTGCTTTCACCTACCTTTCTACCTTTGGTTTTTTTAATTATATCATTGAGAATATTCTGTACCCTGTTAGGGTCAGCTGTAACTTCAGGAGCGGTTGGTGAACCTATATATTCATTTGGAGATATGCCTTGCTTCTGTGCGTCGCGATTTATCGCTGAGATGATTTTCTTATAAAAGCTTGACCCTTCTTGTTGTTGTTGTATGGCGCTTTGTCTACCATCTGAAAGAATCTGTTGCCTGCTCTTCTTGTCAATAAATCTTGAGTTGATTGCTTTTTTATCTGAGACTTCATAAGTAATATTTTTTTCGTCTAATATGTCTATTAATTTTTCAAGTTTAGCATCCTTGTCTGGGTCACTAAAATCAAAAATGTCCAACAAAGTTAATAAATTATTTGTTTCTGACAAAGTGTATTCATCAATACCTGCTTCTTGCAGGGCTTGAAATGCACCTTCACTATCAGAAACTTTAATAGTAATTTCATTACCATTATGATTTTCTGCACCGTCCGTAGTGTACTCAGCAGCAATGGAAGACTCTTGTACCTCTGGAGCTAATGCAGCTGTAAGGGCTGCATACTGTGAGGCTTGGTCCAATGTCGCTTGTTTTAATTTTACAACGTTACTTACCTCTCTAATTTTGGTACCCGCATCATTTACGTAACCGCCTACTGACTCTTCAATTTCAATCTCTACGCCTAAATCATCTGCAATATTTTGAAGTGATTGTTTATACTCTTGGTATTGTGGCGACTTTCTTAAACCACCAGCTTCGGTTGTAGACTCTATTGAAGTTTCAAAAAATGGTGCTACGTTTACGCTTATTTCCTCTTGCGTTTGCGTCTCAATAGGCTTGTCAACACCTTGGTTTTGGGTTTCACCCTCTTGGGTAACGACCCCTGCGGCGTCTCCTTCTCCCACTTCTGGGCTATCTGGGGTAGATTCTTGTACATCCACCTGCGTTGCGCTTGACTCTTGAATGGCATTGGCTCTTTCGTTTATTTGTTGTTCGGTTGGTTCAAGTATTCCTTCAGATATTAGCTGGTCTTTAGCTTGTTCTTTAGCTTCTTCATCATCTAAATCCTTTACATTCTTAAACCTATCTACTTCAGCTGCAGTTTTCTTAGCTGCTTCTATTGCTAATTTAAGTAATTCTTTTTGTTTGTTTTTAACCTGTTCATCAGAAGGGTTTTCTACCCCTTCTTTTTGTAATGCCTCTATAGCTTCTAATTGTGATACAGAAAAATATTTTTCTAAACCATCAGGTAATTTTACTCTTTCTCCTACATCAGTCTCTGCTTCTTTAACAATAACATCAAGCTCTTCATCTATAGCTTTTATTCTTTCTTTATTCTCAGGAGTGTCTGGGTTTTCTATGTTAGATTTTTCCTGAAGTAATTCTATATATCTTTTTTTTCTTTCTCCTTGTAAATTATCAGGAGTTTGTTGATTTAAGTTTGCTTCTTGTCTTCTGTCTTGATATTTCTGTTCAAGAGCGGTATCATTTTCAATAACAAACTGTGAGTCTATTATTTCTTGGTCTGTCATGGTGTCAATAGCAGCTTCAACATCTTGCTTGCTCATTAACATTTTAGTACCCTTCTTTGTTAGGTAACCATAGCTTGGTGGTTTAAAAAAGTTTTTACCTTTACCCACCATGTTATTACCTATGTCTGTCAAGCTCATACCACTTACTGCAGCGGGCACTGATAATATGGAAGAAGCTTGACCTGTTATACCTTCAAATCCAATTTCAGCCACATCCATTTCTTGGCCCGTAACTGCTCTTGCGGTAGCTTCACCACCTGCTCCACCAACAGCTTCAATACCTGCAGCTTTTAAAGCAGCTCTGGCTTTCATTCCTTTTGTTATAGCTTTATCCGCAGCCTTTGCAGCCTTTATAGTACTACCCCCTATCTTACTTGCAGCACCTCTTGTAAACGCATCTATAGTACCTATAACAAGACCTCTTGCCATAGCTTTGTTTTTTATTGATTGCAGTGCAGCGGGGTTCTCTAATATTTTTCTTACACCTTCTTGGTCAAACTTTAATCCCGCTCGGTCTACCTCTTCTTTCATAAACTCAGTAAAAGCCAAACCAGTTTCAAGTGTAGCACTTGCTCCTAAGATAGCGCCGTTTATACCACCTCCTACTGCACCTATAGAACCTGCTATAGCACTACCTATTGGTCCACCTATAGAACCCGCTATAGCACCTGTTCCTCCTGCAACTGTCGCGCCTAATGCACCACCAGCTGCCGCACCCCCAAGCACTTCTGGATTAACCATTGAAGCAACTGAAGATACAAATAACTGACCGATGACTGAAGGATTTTGAGCAACCCCAAACATAAATCCAAGGACCCCCCCGCCATTTCTTTCGTATATTTTGTTGAAAGATTTCATTTCATCAGACATGCCATAGTTGTCCATGTTCTGAACAGCTGCAATATATTTATCTACATCTTCTGCTGAAGTTTCGCTACCTGACATGAATAATCTTCGAGCATCATCAATTGTAGCGCCTTGACCAATACCTTGAGCTCCTGCTCTGTACATATCACCAAAGAAATCAGTAACTGTATTTTTACCCAGCATTTCTTCCAGCCAGGTATTTTTTTCACCAGCTTCTACATTTGCACCAAACTTTGTGCCCACGGGATTAGCGGGTAGTGGTTGTTCTATTAAAGGTTGGTTTAAAGAAGCAGGGTCTAAACGATTTATAGACCTATCGGGTGTATCCGAAGAACCAGGACCTTGAGGCGAAGGAGTCTCTCCTGCAGGAATTTGTGTGCCCGAATCCACGGGCTGTTGAGGTCCATCTCCAGAAAAATCTTTTTTTTTTAAGGGCATTAAAAACTCCCCAAACTGTTCCTCATCTTTAAAGACACCCTCTGGCACCATTTCAAACAATTCTTCAGTCCCTTCATCCTCTATAAATTCTTGAAGTTGCTCAACATCTCTAAAGGTTCCCTTAGGAACCATCGCGAATAAATCTTCTAATATTTGTAATTGAATCTCATTCATAGTAGATGTTTATCTATTTATAAAATCATTATAAGTCTTGCCTGGATTGTTCTCTTTCCATTCAGGATAAGTTTCCACAAAAGTTTGCGCACCGCCCCCTCCAGTTTTATTTACGGCCTCATTTATTTTATTAATAGCTGTCGCGGTGTAATTAGCCAAGTCCTCCATTGGAGTATTTCGTTTAGTAGTACCTAATTCTATCTTAACTGGATTACCCTCCGCGTCATTGTATGTAATGTAAGCCATCTCTGTTTGGACATACCTACCTGCTTTTTTATCTTCTTCTGTTGCTGGCTTCATTTCAACTTTAATCTTAGCATTTGTAAATCCAGCTTGAGCAAAGTTCGTTTTCATGTTTTCATCAAAGAATTTACCCAGAGCTTTATTCATTTCTCTTTGTATTTCTGAAATGCTATCTCCAGCAGTTGTTTCACTCATGGATGTTTTATCTCTATAATATTCAGAAAGAGATTGTTCCCCTACAATTGCAGTAGAGCCTGTTAAATCTGTAGCACCTGGAGTAAATTCTTCCTCAAAACCTACTTTTCTATCTTTACCTCTATCACCTAATTTTATGTTTTCGTTTACTCTTTGTATTACTTCTTCTCCAGACAAGTCATAACCTTCTTTATCTCCAAATGGACTTAACACATCATAAAGAGCACCTATATCTTCTTGTAATGAAGTTTGTTGAGAAACTTTATCAGTCTCATCATACGCTTGTCTTGTTATTCTTATTGGCTCTCTACCGTCAAACTCTACTAATATGATATCATCTGTAATATCAACGTTAGTAATTACAGGATTATTATTCTTAATGTTTTGCTCGTTTCTTTGTTGTATTAACTTGTTTAAACGACCTTGCGCAGATTTTAAGTCTGTGTCAGTTAACACAACATTTAAATCTCCAAGGTATCCATTTATATTCTCATCAAGAGTTTCTTTATTTATAGTAGCAGAAGTATCTTGTTGTTCTTGTTGACCACCAAGACCTGCGTTTACTTTAACAACTGAATCTAATTGAGAGTTAATTTGATTCTTAGCTAACCTAATAGCTTCTGCTTGCTGCTCATCGGTTAATGTTACAGTTGGCGTTTGACCTTCTCCTGTGTTTACCATTATTTTTTTAGGATTTTTTTTTGCAACGTCTGGGTCATCAGTAAAACTAAATCCTAAACCAGCATTTGTAAGATATTCTGCAGCTGCATTTACATCTGATACCACACCTTTTGCTTGTGATTCTAACCAGTTATCGAATGTCATTTTATTTCCCTGAGAATCAGTAAAGCCTTCACCTTCAACATCATCAAACAACTGTCTAAAATCCTCAATGCTCTTTACATCTTTACCTCCTGATAAAACAGAGTATGAAGTAATGGTTGAGGTTACAACCTCAGCTAAATTATTTGTAACTAAATTAGCTACGTCTTCGTTTAAGTCTCTTGCATTTTCTTGGTAGTTAATAAGGTTTAACATAGAAGCTGGAGTGGTGTAAGCTCCTGGATTTTTTTCACGACTTGGTAATCTGAATTGACCAGGGTTTTGGGGGTCTGGTTCCATTTCAACTAATAACAATTGACCAGTTGCTGGGTCAGACCAAAGCTTTTTATTTTTTGTATTACCGAAACTAAAACCTGTACCTCTAAAAAACTCTTCAAGATTAGCTGCTTCTCCAGCTTTAATTCTCTCTATACCTTCTTTATATTTAGCGTCATAGTTTTTAGCATAGTTACTTAATGATTTATAACCATCTTTTTGCTGTTGCATTATAAGCATGTAGTCTTTAGGGTCTAACAGACCACGCTTAACTAAATCCATGTTTGCTTGTAATGTGTTTTTTGAAAAGTCAGAACCGTCTATAATTAAACTGTTCATAGATGGAGCTTGCAGGTCAGCTATTTCGCTGAGCTTATCCATCGCTGCATTGGTATCGTCAATTATTTGTTGTTTAGCAGCAGCTCTTGAGTCACGAATTCCTTCTAACCCTTTGGTTAAATCTACCGCAACCTGTCCCCAATTTACCGCCTCTTCTCTTCCCGTGTATAAAGAGTATTTATTAGAAGCTGTAGGTTTTTGTCTATTCTCTGCCATAACTTCTAATATCCGTATAGTAATTTCTTAAGCTCTTCTAAACCTGTAACAGCTCCAATACTTCCTTGTAAATCTTTAAATCTTGCATCATCAGGATTAGCTGTAACAAACTCTTTAAATTTGTCTACATTTAAAGATTGACCATCACTTACTTGTCTTACTTCTTTTGGAGTTAATTGTAGTTTTCTTAACTTGTCAATCCTTGACTGTCGAGCTAACCCTGTTCCTCCACCAATTATATTACCTTGGTCATCTTTTTCTATTGTCTTAGCCAGGTCTTCATCGCTTCCAAATCTTGTATCTAAAGTGTTAGCTGCTCTATCTGTTTTTGAACTGCCGAATAAAGGCACTAATTGAGACGCCGACTGCGCAGCTTGTGCGGCGGAAGCAATACCCCCTTGAATACCCGAGGCATAATCTCTACCATAATCTCTTGCTATCTGCGCTGCATCAGCTGCTGCACCAACCTCCATGTCAAGTAACTGTTGGTTTAATTGGTCTTTAGCTTTAACTTTCATTTGTTGGTTTTCATACAACGCATCTTGCATACCTGTACGTACAACCTCATTTGCTTGGGTAGCTGCTTGTTGTAAACCACCCATACCCGCTGCTAAATTTCTTGCATCTCCCTGTTGTAAAGCTGCTAAAGCTTGAGCAGCTACTTGTTGGTTTTGTTTATATTGATTATCAAATGCATCAATAGGAACATTGAGGGTTTCATAAAAGTTCTTCTCCGCTCTTTGTTTGGCTTTTTCCATTAAAGCCTTTTGTTCCCTTATAGCATTTTTTTGTTCTCTTTTAGCTTTAGCAGCTTGAGCAAAACTAACTCCTGTACCTGCCGCTGAAAGCGCTAATCCTACTGCCGCTATTACTCCTGACATAATTTTAAAACTTTATTTATTACTTTATTTGGCAGCTCCTTATAGCTTACCGCATATATTTCTTTTTCTGCCTCCTCTACTGTTTTTGCTTTTGTGTTATACACACATACCCATTTAGTATCTTCATGAGTATAAAATACTCTTTGTGTTCCAACAATAGTTTGCACAGTACGAGGCGCACTTAATGTTACTATCTTCCCTGCATCATTTAAAAACGAAACCTTACCTTCAAGTAAAAATGATGGATGGTCTTGCTTATGTATAAACGAAACAATCACATGCCCCTGTGGCATAAATATTTCCCTCGTGTATAACCCTCCAGCAAAATGATGCTTTAAAGGGTATCTCTCTTTCATTAAATCCTCTTGAGGTTTTCCAAGTTCATGTGTAGCTGCGTCATCTAAAACAGATATCTGTTCACGAAACTCAGTTATTTTATCCCACAAAATACCTTTATTATAGTGAACAGCATTTAATATATCTTCAGGCTTGTATTCTTGTGTTACCAAAGATTCTTGCATACTGTATACTATTTCAGACAAAGATAATAAATTTCTATGGAAAACTTTTCATCACATTACTTCCTACGGAAAACATCTCTACCGCCGTATCAAGGTTGTTAGATAGTTTAAACTCCATATAGTATCCTCTCATACCATAAGATTCTGCAACTGTATTATTAGTGAATAAAAGAAAATCACCATTGACTGGGCCTACTGGAGTAGGTGGCGCAGGAATAGTTTCGTTGACATTAATAGTATTGTTGTCCCTATCAATACTTGTGATTGTTCCTGCAACTACTGGAGCCTGTCCATTAACTAAAGTGTAAAGCACTGCTCCTACACTAACAATATTGCCTATTGGTTGACCTAAGGTTACAAGTCTATTTGTATTAGGACCTGTAGGTGCGCCTTGAACAGTCCCTAACCCATTAGCATAACGTAAAGTAAAATCTGTTACACCATCAAGATGTCTTACGTAAGCGAACCACTCTCCTTCTTTTTGTTCAAAGTGTATTGAATCTACATCACCTTGACTTAAATCTGTAGTTAAGGTCGTACAATCCCATACCTCGTTACTTTCAAACGAAAGTGTTTTAAATAATTTAATAGATAATGTTGGCTCTGGATTAAAAACACTCGTTATAGTTGAAGCGTTTGCTGGATTAGTACCAGGAACCCCATAATATTCGTTTCTATTATCATTAGTATTATGACGATAAAGATTACCTCGTTTAAACGTATATAAGTATGCGTTCATTCCAATAATATATTCAGGGAAAAATGAATAGAATGAAGGCCAGCCCTGATTGTCAGGATGGTATGTTAAAGTATATACGTTTGAAGAATTTAAAGCCATATTTTTATATTAATATACATGATGAACCACTACACTCTGCAAGTGATGTAATATTATTTTGTGTTCCTACTTGCATTATACGGAACGTACCTGTTGCAGTATCAGTGCTTGATGCTGCATAAGCATACCATCCACTTGTTAAAGTGCTACCCGATATTGTATCACCTATTGCTACGTTTATATAAGAGTCATTATTTGTTGTACCTCTTGGAACACTAATATTGTAATTGTTATTACAAAATACATTACAAGTATTACCTAATGCACTCATGTAGAATATTGTAGTTGGTGGAGTACAAGTGCTTATAGTTGCAGCTCCCCCTATACCAATAGTCATGTAAGTATTTACTCCTCCCCCTGAGCTCAAGTAATATATACCTGCAGTTAAAGGATTGTTACCAGCTGAATCTGAGTATACTGTGTCTCCATTTACTGGATTAATTCCACCACCATCGTGGTAATAAGTTTGTCCTGTAGCTGGAGCTGCGCCACCATCACAAATAGGACTAATAGATGATTGAATTACTGATGCGTTAAACGCTGTAAATCCGCCTGTATTAGTACACGCTGTTGACGATACTACAACACCATTTCTTATCCCTAATGCTGTTGTGCTGTTAACTATTATATACCTTAATGCTGAAGTATCATTTACATAGTTAGCTCCATTTGCATCTGTAAACACCCAGTTCCCTACCTCAGGTATTGAATTACTATCTTTTGTAAAAGGAACTGTAGTGCCAGTAGCATTACGCGCAAAAAAGTATTGAGTAGTATTAGAGGTACAGTCAGTGACAGTTTGTAAAGCTGAACCACTAAAAGCAGGTAGTTCAACAGGACACAATATTTCCCACCTAAATTGTGTGCCTTGCATTGGCGCAAAAATCTCTACTTGTACTGCAGAAATAGTAGCAATTGTTTTTGGAACTACCATTGTAAATACAGGGGAATCTGTAGGAGTAGAGTTATCATCTGCAAACCCAACTTGATTTGTATTAACAGTTATATTTCTTGTTCCTCCAGTCGCTACATAATTACCATTTACTAAGTTATATTCAGCTATATTATTATATGTTCCACAAAGTAAATTGTTTTCATTACCTACGTATGACGGTGTATTTGCTTGTGGAGGTTGCTGATTGACACCTGCATAATCCACAGCACTATCATTACAATCTTCTAATGTAACACCGTTGTGATTATACTTAGAAGTCATTCTGTTAACAGGGGTGTTATTCCAAGTAGCTACTGCTCCATCTGGTACTGAAGATGTCATATAAAAGTACAATACTACAGCACCCGTGTTTGCACTACCTGTATCTATAGTTCCATTAAAATATCCAGGTTGGTTTGATGACACTGTTAATCCTTGTCCACATGGTTCAGCGCATTCTTCACAAGATTGCGCATTTAAAAGTACACCGTTTATTTGTTGCCTAACTATTCCATTTTGTGCATACCAACCGTCAGCAGCTACTTGCGTAAGAGCTGCATCATCGTATATAGTGGTTGCGTTTGAAAAATTCAACCCATCAAAATAAAATGTTCCGTACGTTACTGCCATATTAACAACTATCTTTTTCTATTATCATTCCTAAACTATTGACTCTAATATACTCATTTCCTGTTATTTTGTAATAACCTGCTGGTAAATTATTAATTCCTTCTCCAGGAGCATTACCTGCACATTGAGAATCTTCGTAAACCAAATCATATAAAGCAACACTACCAGTACCTGCAAAGTAAAACGTTTGTGTAAGTGGTTGATTACATGCAATTGATTTAGTATTTTGTCTTGTACTTGCTTGAAAAGACGTACAAGGAATCGTACACTCACAGCATGCTTCAGCTGGAGACGTATCCGAGTAACATAATTTCTGAGCTGATGTAAATCTAAAATCATATATCAAATATAAATATTGATTGTTTGTCGGTAAGGTAAAAGCAGGTGTTGTGGCTGGTCCTACCGTTGCCTCTCTTATATTTGTGCCTGTTGGATTTGAAACTAAACTATTAGGTATAAGAGTAGCAGCAGCTAATATTGCACCTACATCTGTTGTATTGTTTCCATATAAAGTGTTTGTGGATAAAAACTTAAAATTATCATTAGGATATTTCCAATTATAATCATCTGTAGCTTTTTTGTCTACACGCATGTTTAAACTTGCTCCATTGTATGGGTACACTCCAACAGAACGAACCCCTGTTTGACCTTCGAAATAACTAAAGACATCTGGATTTGACCCCATAGTAATTTGGTCAGTGTCTATTGGACTTGTGGTTTGAGAATCACTCCATCCATATTCTACATGAATTAAACTTCCACTATCTATATTTGAATTAATAACACATTTATATACTGTAATATTTAAAGGTGTAATACAAGTTGGATTAACACTAAAAGATGCTGTTGTATTAGTTGGAGGCGCTACCGTCACAACAGCTGTAGTTGGGGTGGCAGCTGTTTTTGAAATAGTTATGCTACCTCCAGTTGTAACATTTCCTGAAGAAACTATTGTACCGTTCCAGTTTATTTGAACATTCACAGTTCCTGATGTTACTCCATAATTCACCACGATGTCGCCTATAATGGTGCCAAAATCTATAGTATAAGAAACAGCTGTAGAAGTATTCGTGGTGTTAAATTCTGAACCACATTGATATACAACTGGTGGGCGTGGAACTTCTTTGTCGTTAGTAGACAAAACATATTCATCCATGTAAGGGTCATACCCTCCTAACTTTTGTGTACCTAAAGCTAATTGAAACTCATCTCTAAACCATGAACGCATACCTTTATCAGATATAACTTCCAACTGGTCACTTGAAGAATTACCAACAAGTCTTATTACAGCAACTCTTTTTACGTCTGTGAAATAGTAACTATTTCCGTATACCGCAAAACTTTCAGGGTTAAAACTTATACCATATTCTTCTGTTCTTGCTATCTGAGTCCCTAAAATTGTAGGTGAAGAAACAATTGCTCCTCCGCCTGTAGAATCACTTATTAAATTTTTTGATGCAAGCACATAACTAATTTTATCTTCTTGCAATGTAAGGATATCTGTTTCTCTGGCATATAAAGTTCTTATTGGACCAAATGAAGTTTCTAATTCTTTAAAATTAGCTAAGCTTAAATTAAACTCATTTAAATTATTTACACCAGCATTGCTACTAAACACGCCGCTATAAGTTAAATCAGCAAACCTATGAGCTTCTTTAAAGTCTTGCTCCGAAACAGCTAATGTTCTTTGACCCATTGTTAAAGCTCGTCCCGCTAAATCATCTTTTATTTTAAAGCTTTCTACACCATTAGCAAAAGTATAACAATCAATAAAAGGCAGTGTAACAATGGCTGGCTGTGTTGTTGTTTGATTTTGGTCTCCATCCGCACTTCCTGACATGTGTAGGTAATTACCAGTATTGTCTCGTACTACAGGGTAAGACTCGGACGCATCGTAGAATATATCTGGATTTGCATCCTGTGGTTCTGTTTCAAAAACAATCATAGTGTTTGCTCTTGTTACAACTATTTCCACACTAACTGAAACATTTCTTCTTCTTGAGAAAGGTTGGAATCCAGCACATCCTTGCTTCTTTGTTTTAACAACCAAACCTAAAGGTGAGTTGATATCATTTACGGTGTCTTGAACAAATTGAAAGAAAATAGAATCATCACCCATACTCGCTCCGCTATTATCAGTACAAGTAACCCCAGGCACCCCTTGTGAGTAAGAACCCACTGCTGTTTTGTTTATTACTTCAATATTACCATCAGCTTGTATTTTACCTGGAGAAGCGTTTGCTGGGTTTATTTGGTCCCCTATCCACCATCTTCTGAAGTCAGGGTAAGTACTGGTAGAAAATAAAGTTTGTTCCCATTTCCATTCAAACCCTTCACAATCACCTCCTCTTGAGGGTCTATTAATTCTAATCTTAATGTCAATAGAAGAGCCAGCTGGAATATCATAGTTGGTATTCACACCACTGTCAGTTGTAAACAGTGGATATCTTATTCCGTGTTTACAAGTTCCGTCATCTCCAGTACCAGTTACCTTTTTTTGCCCAGCATCTATTACTGCATCTTCTGGTATAACTGTTGTAAAACCAGATGGTTTTATTTCCATATACAAGCCAGGTAATTGATTTGTGCCAGCACCCATACCTTGGGGGCTATCTAAAAAATCTCTCGCTTGAGCTTCTACATTTAATACTTTTGCTTTTACTACTTGACTAATAGGGCCATCAACATCTGTCTTTACAATCAATGTGTCACCCGTCTTAACTTTATTTTGGTTGTCTCCTTCTAACTTAAAATATGTAACTTGTGAGGTTTGTACTGTATAATAAAAATTAGAAAATATAGTTTCATAATTACCCTTACTTGGCTTTACTACAAACTTATATCTCTGCGCCCATGATGGAGCATAACTTTCTACCGTAGCTTTTATACTGTTTAGAGTAATACTGTTTGCGGCAGGCACACTAATAGTATTAAAGTTTGAAGTTAAAACTGTAGAGGCTCTCCCGTACTCATCTAAATAAACTATTCCTGTAGCAAAGTCTCTATTACTATGTAATGAACCAGTGTTTGAAGAGGTTGATAAAACCACACTACCAGTTGAAATTCTAAAATACTCATACAAGTCTGTTTGAGGCACAGCTGGTGGACCTGAGCTTGCAGCACTAATAAATTTCATTGCAATAACTTGTAGCCCAATCGTATTACTACCTGGAGAGGCTGTAATAGGCCATCCTTGTTGAGCGGTTGAGCTTGTTACCCCACTTATTTCTTTACTAAATGTACATACTTGAGATGGTTTTACCAAGTCATTATTAAACCTGTCGGTTAGCGAACCGCCTTGAGAAGCATCAGCCATAGGCTGAAAGTTTACATTTATTTGTGTTCCTATTGCATCCCTAAAGTCAGGGCCAATAGCCAAATCATATACACTTGAATAATTTTGTGTAAGGGCTACTGTGAATTCAAATGTTATAACACCATTAGTAAACAAGTTATTATCTATAAAACATTGTGTGGCAGTTGTACCTCCTATTGAAGCGTGCTCTATAGTTAAACTAAAATTAAGATTAGAACCTTGTTTTAGTAAACTAGATACAGAAGTTAAATCAAAATTAATTTTAGCATTTGTAGCTGTCACCGTATTGCTTGGGTCTATTGTATAATTTACACCATTGGCAATTGTAGGGTCATCAATTTCTATAAAATCTACATTTTTTGTAACTAACTCAGTGTCATAATTTATAGCTATCTCTTGGTTATTTTCATTTGTAATATTATAACCATCAACATAGTTGCCATATATCAAACGATTACCCATTATAGTTAGAGCTTGGGCTTTTTTGGGAACGTTATCATATAATCTACCTAACTCATCTGTTCCTAATACAGAGTATATTTTACTATTGTTAAATTGAAAAGTTTGAACAGCATCGTTTGCCCACCCATTTTCTAACTTGTTAAATCTTTCAATTACATATATGTTGTTATTATTAGTGTCTTTAAAAAGCAAATCAACTTCTTTAACTCTTTCGCTACCAGTACTAAAAGAAACATTAACAGCATTAAATCTGTTACTCATTCCTTCGTTGTTGTAATTTTTTACACTGAACTTGAAAGGTCCTGTAGAAAAAGCAGGTAATGAAAATAAAGATATAGCACTGTATTCATTGTTAGAATATCGGTATCTATAAGCGAAACACAAGAACCTGTCTTCTATGTAATTTTCTGAACTATTAGTTAAGGATAAACCTGCAGTTGTAGGCGCAGGTAAAGGAATATCTGCTGTTGGTGTAGTACCTGGGATAAATTCATACCCTGGTGGTTTTACAATAACACTAATATCTTCTTCTACTATTTGGTCTACACCCCCTACAGGAAAGGCGTAAGAGTGAGTAATGTTTATTTTTCTTGGTGGATTAAAGTTGTCTGTAAAAAATAATAAGTCTTCTATTTTTTCTACCCCCGTAACTAAATACTTAGGGTCAAAATTTAAAACACCAAATGTAATTACATGATATCTTAATGTATCATCGTTAGTGTTGTATGATAAAATTAAATCAAGCTTTGTGTTATTACCTGTATAGTTATTATCGTGAACAAACCAATATAAAGTTTCATTAGCACTATCTTCATACGCCCCAAGACATACAGCTGTATTAGAAAGAGCAACATTGTTAAACTCTAAAGTGGTTAGCTGGTCATTACCTCTACTATTTTCAACTGCACCAATTTCAGTAGTTTCCGTAGAACCAAGGCGTACGTTCATTGCATCGACGTATTCTCCAGGTGGGAGAAGTCTCTCGTCCACGGACTTATTCATTCGTCCTTTAATAAAATTCGTGGTTACTATTGGCATACTACTTTATCCATTTATCCTGACCTCTTAAGTTCATTAAGAGACGACCAGGATGTATATTACTTAATCTTATTTTAGCATTTCTTAATAAAGAAGACTTGTCCTTTCTTACTCTATTAACAATGTACTCTTGCACTCCTAATCTGCTATTCAAAATAGAATATTTAATATATGCGTAGATATATTCTTCAAACAATTTGTTTACACTTACTCGCGCATCGTTTCCGTTTTCCATTCCATCTGAAACATATTCTAATACAATGGATGCGTTACCTCCCATAGAACTAAAGTTAATAACACCAGCTCTTTTATCTACTGTAAATGTGGGATTTATGTTAGCAGTTTCAGTGTTCAAACCAAATCTTGCGCCAACAGAATAATCAAAATACCATACTCCGTCCACACAAGTTCCTTCACAACCATGAAACATACTGTTATCATTTAAATAAATACCTACTCTTCCTCTACTTAAATCTACTTCTGAATCTTGAGGACTTAAAGCATTACCGTCTTGGTCAAATAATATTCTACTTTGATTGTCTTGTAAGTAAGCTTTACTCCAATTGGTTTGTATGTTTTCACTTAAAGGATAAAGAACACCATTTCTAAACTGAGAGATACGCACCCAGTTTACATAGTCTGAAGGTAAAATAAACCTTGAGTTGTTTCCTACATCTAATTGCAATATTTTTATTTCTTTCATAGCATCGTAATTCAACTCTTGAATACCACGCTTTGCATAAAATAAAACTTGAAACCTGTTAATGTTATTAATCAATTCATGATTACCCTGATACATCAACATAAAATTATTTACTATTTCCTGTAAAGATATATACTGGTAAGAACCCCAGTTTGCATCTTCAGGGTTTCCTCCATTATTTGTGTAATATTGATATTGATTTATATATGTCATCTTAGCTTGTTTCTTGTGTATCTGTTAATTCTTCTGTTTGCCCAAATCTATATACCGCATCTTCTCTAATTTCTATACCTATGTATTGACAAATTTTTGCAACCAAGTTTGGCTCATCAGAAGCAGGCAGTTCAAAGTTTTGAAAATCCGCAGCTGCAGGATTATATATTGGGTCTTGACCAGACGTTGTTAAGTAAGTCCAGTTAGGTGCTAAAGGATATCTAATATATTGCACCTGTATAGCTCCACCCTGAATAATAGTTGTTGGATAAACAGATATGGTATTTCCTAATACTCCAGTTGCAGTATTAGAACTTGCGCCACCCAATACATAAGCAGGGTATTGGTTTGAAGGAGCGGTTAAGTTAGAGCTTGTTAAATAAAATATTTTATTTTGATTTACTCTTTCAACTTCAGTAATATTATACTGGTCATAAATACTGTAAGTGTCACCACCTTGTATAATAGCCTCACTTATAGTGACTTGAGTATTACTATTAATTTCGGTAATGAAGGCTGACTGGTTGTCCGCAGTATCTGTTACTAAATCACCCACCGCGACTGAACTTTCAAATGTAGCAGTAGCATCTTGAATTGTTCGTGGATTTGCTGGCCCAGTAAATACATTTGTACCAGACGCTTTTAAAGTAGGATAGTAAAATACTTTGTTTATTAAATAATAATCACCAGGTAAATTATACTGATTGTTTAAACCAGGTGATGTTTGTGCTAAATAAGCCGTTGCTGAAAAAGTATCAATTACTTCTTCTAAGTTTTTTATTATATCTGCATAACCAGTGCCTGATGTACGCGCGTTTTCTCTATTAATCCAATTATTATATTGATAAAAGTAATCCTCAAATATATCCATTTGAGCTTGTAAACAATATAAGTTAAAATCCTGTGGAGATATATAGCCATAATTATTTTTATTAGCTATAGCCATAACTGTATTTCGTACGGAGTTAATCATAGGATAATCTTTTTACAAATATAAGCAAAAAAAAAGAGGCCTAAATTGTTTAAGCCTCTTTAATCATCTTGTGTATGTGTTGCTTATGCAGAGTACTCCACTTCAATTTGAGCTACACCTGTAATAGCGTATTTAGGCTCAAGTAAAAAGAATGGTTTAGTCCACGATGTACATAAAGCATCTTCGATAGCATCAACGACACTATTTAATTGCTCTTTAGTTTTAGCCGCATCACTTGCTGTAGTAGCAGTAATTTCAAAACCTAAAACTTCAGACGCACCAGTAGCTCTGTGACCTACTGCATTGTAAAGAATGTTTACCTTCGTGTTAGCTCCTACTTCAATTCCAAGTATATTGTTAATTGGAATTAAATGATAAGCATCACTAAGACTGATTTTAAGATATTTCACCATAATAAAAATTTAATGGGGTTAAACAATACTGCAAAGATACAAAACCTTATTTATTACTTTTAAGCTTTTTAGATAACAACTTATATGTCTCTACACCATCATCACTTTGAAAAAACGACGCTACAATATAGTAGTGGTCTTCACCAAATGGTACAGACAATAATTTGTTTTTGTTTTTAGGTAAGTTAAAATAAACATCCTTACCACTATTTTTAAGAATTAGCCAACTGTTATTAAAAAACTGCACTACATCTCCATATAAATTAAGCATAGGGTCGTTTACTGTTTCCATAAAATCTTCAGGTGATTCTTTAGCATACAAAAGAATATCTCTTTTTAATTCTGAAGTTGTTAACCTATCTGCAGCACCACCCATTAAAACTCTACACACTGTAATAAGCTCATTTCCTTTAAGATTTTTAGCCAGTATCTGAGCTTCTAACCCTCGCTCTACATAAGCCAATTGTTGAGCTGCATCTTTTTCATTGTTTATTTCTTCAAACACTCTTCCATTACCAGGATGGTAATATAAAAATTTTTGTAGTGATTGATTGCTTCTTGGGACAGACAACATACCATCCTCAAACATTACTGGTTCTAAAACAGCATTGCCATCTTGCTCATCCTCAAAAGGTGACTTTTGATTTCGTGCATAACGAAGAGGTCGGTTAATTCCTTTTTCTTCATCAAACCATAATAATGGGGACCTGTTGGTGTGTCTGGATGCTAACATGTATGTTAGCGGTATTTGCTTACTAAGTAGTCTGTAAGCTTTATCTGCGTATTTTTCGTTTACTTTTTTCATTACATTTAAATTTAATTTGATTAATAAAAAATATCAGGGGAGGAGTATACCTCCCCTAATATTATGTTTTACTTCTTATTAGTTTTTAAATAAGAAGAAGTTGTTTGCACCTAAAACACAAACTGCTCTTTCAGATAAGAAGTTTACTTCCATTGCATCTAAAGAAGATGTTCTTGCACCACCAGCAGAACCAGTAATCCAAGTCTTGTAACGTCTGTCTTCAGCTTCAGAAGCTCTATATCTTACATGTAAGAATGGTCTCTTAGCGTTTTTACCAAGGATTTGGTCATAAACTGAAGTAGAACCAGCTGGAACTAAAAGTCCATTGATACCACCTGCTACTAATCCACCACGCATAGTTGGGTCGTTTAGGTATTTCCAGTCAGACTTATAGAAGTCATAACCTCTACGGAAACCTGAGAATCCAAGGTTTAGTGCCATCTCTTCATCATTGTCAAATAGACCGTAAGACGTACCACCAGCTCCATAAGAGTTTTGTGCCGCTAACATGTCATCAATATCAAATGAGAAGTTTCTGTTTACGAAAAGAACGTTCTCTTCGATTGCACCTTGCTTGTCTAGTCTCTGAATAATAGAGTCAAAATCTGCTAATGTAGTAGGGTTACCTCCTGCAAAAACATTTCCTCTGTTATTTACTTCGTAGAATACACCTTTAGAACCACTTAATCCAGCAACAGAGTTACCAGCACCAGCTGCTTGTAGGTAATCACCTGCACCAGAAGCTGCTTCTGCTGGAACTGCTTCTACTAAAGCTGTTTCCATGTAGTCTTCGAATCTTAATCTTGTGTCGTGCTCAGACTTTAGATACCATAAGTATCCGCTTACTCCGTCTTCTCCACTTACTTCAACCCAACCAATTTGAGCCATATCAGAACCTGATACAGAATACTTATCCTTAAGAATAATTGGTTTGTTGTCAAAGAAGAAATCGTCAGCTTCTAATGAGCCTTCCATTCCTGCAGTTCCTTTTGCA